GCGCGGTCACGTCGCCGCCCACGGACGTGCAGACAGGCAGGGTCACATTGGCGTTCTCCCACGCGGTCACGTCGCCGCCCACGGACGTGCAGACAGGCAGGGTCACATTGGCGTTCTCCCACGCGGTCACGTCGCCGCCCACGGACGTGCAGACAGTCAGGGTCACCTTCGCGTTCTCCAGCGCGGTCACGTCGCCGCCCACGGACGTGCAGACAGGCAGGGTCACCTTCGCGTTCTCCCACGCGGTCACGTCGCCGCCCACGGACGTGCAGACAGGCAGGGTCACCTTCGATTTCGCCCACGCGGTCACGTCGCCGCCCACGGACGTGCAGACAGGCAGGGTCACATTGGCGTTCTCCCGCGCGTACACGTAGCCGGTTATTTTCGTGTACTGGAAAACCTTGTCCTCTCCCTCGTTTACGATCAGGTCGCCTTTGTGGATGTTTTCTTTCATGGTTTTTTTCTCCCTCGACATTTTTTCCGTATAAAACAGAGCCGGACCGGACTTTTGCACTCTTGTCGAGGGAGGGCGGTTTGTCCGATCCGGCTGAAAACAAAACACCGCCTCGCCCTCGACATAAATACTGTAGCAGAGTTTCGTGATGTTATCAAGGCCTCGTAACATTCCTTCAAAATTCATTCTCCTCGATTTCCGGCGCTTCCGGCTGCTCGGTCCGCTCGCGTTCTCTTTCCTGCACTACTCCCGGGGCCATGACTGACGTTTGCTCGGGGACCAGGACGCCGGACTTATGCATGTGAAAAATAAACGGCGGCTTTGGATGTGTGTCGATCATCATGCGCCAGCTTTCTGACGTGAACGATGATGGTTTTCGTTTGCCTTCGCCCGTCACCAAAGAGGCAACGGGGCCGGTCACGCGGCGGCACTCGCTATAGACGCACACCGGCACGCGCGCGAAACGGATCAGTTGCGGCTTATCCGGGCCGTTCTCGGTTTGGTACAGATATTCAACGTAGCTGGACTCGTGACAGTTTTTCACTTCCAATGCTCCATTGCTCATTTCGCGCAGTCCTCCTGTTTCATCCTCAGCACGATTTCACAGCCGCGCCGTTCGTCGGCTTGTAGCTTCGTCATGTTTTTTAATGCCCACTCGCAGTAGTCCGCGGGAAGCTCACCGATTCGCACGCCTTGAAACTGGCCTTTAAAGTGCCACGGCTTCGAGAGTATCGCGGTGTCCTCAATCAAAGCCGCCGTTTCTTTTTCCGTGGCCGTCGCCGTACCGTGGGGCTGAAAGCCCATCTCCGAACGAGCGGTAAGGTCCGGTACGGATGGTAAGGTTAGGTTAGGTACGGTCGGTACGGTAGGGGCATTGCTTGACTTCGGCTTTAGCATTGCTTGACGAATGCTTGGAGCATACCTATCCCAACGGGCCTTCGCGGCGGTCTTCGCTCGACGAGAAAATGCGTCTAAGTGGCCTTGATGTTGGAGCCAATCTACGCACTGAAACCCGTTTTTGCTGGCGGAAATGAAGCATGTCCGTCCCATAGACTCAACCGCTTTTCCGGGCTTTCCGTGCCATCCGATTATGGACTCAATCTCCTTTTTCGTGTACCCCTTCATCCTTCCATCAGTCGGATGATGTTTGGAACAATAGGCCCACAAACGAATCGGGTAGATGTCCGCTTCCGGTCCGAGGATCGCGACAAGCCTGCGCGTCTTTGGATGGTCGAAGTAGTTAGGATCTAGGTTTAGATACGGCATCCGATATCCTGTTTAAAACGGCCAGTCCCATCCCCCGACGGGTTCCCGCTGGACTGGGTAGCGGCGCACACGATTAATGCGGCCGTCTGTTCTGCCCGCTGGTCTTTTTGGGACTGCTGGCGAGAGTCATAATTCGTTCCTGACATATTGACAAAACCGCAATGTCCAGGATTAAAAAAAAGGCCCGACGCGCCGCGCTTAGGCGGGTGCCCTGACAAGCTCTCGCAAGAGGCGGCGCGTCGGGGTAAATTATTTTCTTGCATTGGCTTGTCAGGGCCTTGGTTAATAATACAGATGTTGCGGATTTATGTCAAGGGGAACAATTGCTCGATGGGCAAGCGCTCGCGCAAGCAGAACTCTTTGTAGTTGGCATTCTTTCGGTATCGGCCGACCACTTCCCCAGCCTTAGCCATTTCGCTCAGACGTGTAGCGGCTGAGTTTTTGGACGCGCCGATTAATCCAAGTTCATGCACGGCGAGAAACGGCTGCGGCGAGGTCTTGAGACGTTCGCGGATTTTGTCTTTCTGCGTGGGCTTCAATGTGAACCTCCGTTCATTAGGTGATCCGCCAACTCCTTAAAGTCGGGAATGCTGGGCTTGAAGATGCCAAGTGATTTCTGCGCGAGGTCCGCCATAAAATCCGCGCCGAAAATCTTCTTGTGATGTTCGGCGTACAGGTGGCGGTTACGCATTTCTCCGAGATTGCACGGTCCACAGGCGGCTACGCCTGCTTCCAAGTCCCAGCGCGTCGCCAGGCGGTTACGCTCGATCAGGTGGTACCCGCACTCGTTGCGGACAGTGCAGCCCTTCGCCTTCCGGATGCGGCAAACATCCCCGTATCGCTTCATGTCGCGCGCGCGGACGGCGCGGGCCCAAAGGGCGTCACAGCGATCGCGCCACCACTTCCATAGAGATCCCGACCGCTTCACCTTCACGCGGTCGGCCCAATGCAACGTCGCGCGCTTGGCGATGGCCTTTTCCTTGCGGGACGCGGCCTTAGCCTTGATCGCGTTGAATTCGGAGCGGGAGAGGCGCATGGGGTATGGGGTCATTTGTGGGTAAAATAGCGGGATTTGCATCCCTGGAATGTAGTCTCGCAATCGTTCAACACAGTCTGATACGGGAGCATGAGCGACTTTTCTACTAGCTCCCGCTCCCGGCTGTTTAGGTCCGGGTGCTTATCTCGGACGTAAAACATAATCTTTACCCGTTGCTCGATGACGTGCGCCTCGGCCGCGTCCCTAATCCTCGCGGCCTTGTCCGTTGCTTCGAGAGCCGTCAAAACGTCGAGAGCCTGCGCGGCTTCTTCGGCAGGCTTCCCGGTTTGCGAGTATATACGTAACTGTTCGCGACTTTTCGACGTAACGCCTAGCCATTTATCGAATTCATTCATATATAAAATTGTGAGCGGATTTGAGAGGGACGCTCAGCCCTCGCCGGATTCCCGGCAGAACTTAATTAATCCTCTTTCGCCGATCCCGCCTCCGCGTCGGAGTAGGGCTTAGCGATGATCATGTCGTGACCGTTCGGCGCGGGCAAGATAGCGATTCGCGCCTTCTTCCCCACCCATTTCTCCGTATTAGTTCCCCAGGACTTAACGAGGATTTTTCGAGTCGTTGCGTTGGGGCTGTAGGTTTTCGACTCTCCGTTGAGAGACACAGTGACCTCGAAAACCTCCTTTTCTTCCTTCTCCACCCCTTGACCGAATTCCCGCGTGAGAATTTTCCCGGCGTCAACAAACGTGATGACGTCTCCGTCTTTGCATCCGTCAGGCTTTAGAAACTTCGACAGCTTGCTTATGTCTGGCATTGGCTTTAGTCTCCTTTTCTTTTTCGAGTTTTATCCGCAATGGGTAGTCACGCTGTTTAGGCTCGACCCCCTTCTGCTCTTTGGCCCAGATAGTCTTGGCGGCCAAAAATTCGGCGTAGTTGTCGTCTACTTCCGTAAACTTGTACCGCCTCTTATTAAGGCGGTATCCGACTTGCAGTATAGCCAGCTTGACCGGCTCGCCGCCCGCCGCTTCGTAGGCGTGTTTGTAGGCCGATACCTGTAATTCATGGCTCGGCCAAATGTGCTGGGATGTTTTGAAGTCAACGAGGTACAATTCCCCGTTAATCTTGCAGAGTAGGTCAACGGTTCCGGCATAGCCGTCTCCCCATATCGCGAACTCACAGGCTAGGAGCTCCGGTTTTGCTTCCGAGTACCACGCCGCGAACGCCATAAGGCAATCGTACTCTTCAAGCGTCAATTCCTGTTCTTTCTCGTCGTCCGAAGTCTTGTACTTCGCGTCAATGTTGATCGTTTTGCCCTCGATCAAATCCCGAATCGCGTAGTGGACGCGCGATCCTTTATCCCCCGCCGCGTTCTTGATAGACTCGGCCTCGTCCCATCCGTGAGAGGCAAGCCACTTGTAAAACGCTACGCCTTTGGGGTAATGGTCGCAAATCCACGTCACCGACGGCACGAATTCATTTTCAGGCAGTCCAGTTTCAGCGTTTTTGCGCTCCCGAACGTACCATCTTTCATCTGTCGTCGTGACGCGGAGAATCCCTTTCTCCTTGTCGACTACCATGATTTCTTTTTTCAATTTATCTCCTTTACCGCAAAATCCACGCTATGACGTGAGCGCCGAAGTAGAAAGCAGACATGAAAACTACCGCCCACCCCGCGCACTCCCCAACGGACAGCGCCCGCTCCTTTAGTATCATCCTCTCGGCGGCGCGCTCGATTCGGCTCTCAATGTCGATCATGCCTTCAACTCCCGCGCGTCTTCGATTGCTTCCTCTGCCGCTATCTCGTCGGCCTCGTCCTGTAAGTCCTTCTTGCGCCGTGCGCACCGCGTCCACTCAACGTGGCCGTTATGGTATTCCTCGCAAAAGTCGCACCACGACGGCGGGTCCTCGTACTCTCCGGGGCGGTAGTCTAGTATGCTCAAGCGGCCTCCATTTTTTTAACGCAGTCCGGGCAGATGGTATGAGTTACCGGGAGCGCCGCTTCCCAATCCGCGCGGCCCGTGATGGTATTGCACCACGCGCAGACTTTTAGGGGATGGCAAAGGGACGCGCCGTCCATAGACCTGGCCCCGCAAGAGCTAGGAGGGATGAACGGCGCGTGAATCGGTTTCCGTCTTTTGCCTTGCGGGGCCATGTGTGAAATATAACACATGCCCGCGCGGCTGTCAAGTATTTATTTTGCGTCGGCGTCGATTCGCGCTTTTGACGCCGCGTCCACGGCGTCGAGCGCCTTGTCCAAATCGGCAGGCGTGAAGTAGCGCAAGAGGAAGCGAATCACGGCGTCGACGCGCGACAAGAAAATGACGATGACCGCTTGAACGCAATGCGCCGCGAAAAGATGGTTGAAGATGAGTTGGTCGAGCTTGTCCATGGGAGTCTCCTTTTGGTTTAAGTTCCTGGCGGCGCGTAGAAGCCGATAAATCCGGGCTGGGCGAGCCACGCGCTAACCGGACGCAAAATGACGCAATCATACGGCTCGCCGCGCGCCTCGACGACGACTCCGGTCCCGGTGCTGATCACGACGTGGTCGACGTTCTGGCCGTCTGAGGCGTAGAATCCGAGGGAGAGGGCCGGCGGGTTCTCCTGCGCGGCCGCGGCCAGCTTCGTACAAACTTTGATTTGATTGTACGATCCGTCCGGTAGCGCGATCCCGGCCTGATCCAAAACCCATCGGGCGAAGCCCGAGCAATCGACGGGGCCGCGCAACTGAGACGCCGGAGTACCGAGCGCCCACTTTGCGCCCAGCAGATACGGAGCCCCCAACGTCTCGACCGCGGTTATGATCGCCTGAGGGTATATCATCGGCGGTTCTGGCCTATCAGCGTGTCGAGCTTTGAATCGATGTTGGTAAGCCGGGCGTCTAGGTCGGTTTGCCTCGACTCAATGACAGAAACCCTCGTCGGCAAGTCCGAGAATTTCAAGAGCGCCGCCCCCAGAACGAGGATAGCCACCCCCAGGATAATTTCTCGCGTCGGCGTCTGGCGTCGACCTCTTTCCATTTCGGTTCCTTTTGTGAGTATCATTCGTCTACCAAAACCGGGGCTTTCCATTTCGCCACGGTGAAAAGGTATTCGTCTATTAAAAGGTTTTCCGGCGAGACTTCTTCAGGGCGGTATCCGGTTAGGACATTTGCCCCGACGTGACGCATCCCCGCCACCCACGCCGCCGAGCAGTCCGGCATTTCTCCAGGCAATAGCGCGCGCGCCGCGTCCACCAGTAAGTTCGCCAATCGTGGAAAGTGCGGACGAATGAAACGCCTGATGGGGATGGTGACAGCGGTCCGCTTGATCGATTCCCAGCCGTAGCCTTTCCCGACAAGGTTAAGCCAATACTCGCGCGCGGATCGCTTCTGAATCCCGTCAAGTCCACCACGCACGCGGACCACCTTTAGGTCGCAGGTCCCGCGTAGATAGGTGTAGAGGTTCGTCCGCATCCCGCCGCCGATTGTTTCCTCGAACGTGTCGAGTCCACCTAGGCACTCGACGAAATGAGACGCGCGCCCGCGCTCAGCCCAGCGCAAAAGGCGCGCTACCCCGTTCGAGTTTCGATAGGTGACGGCAATCCCGTCTCCGCATTGGATCGTGTGTTCGATTTCGGCGCGGGTGATCTTCATGGCTTCTTCTTCCCGAATTTGGACTCCAGGACGTTTCCAAGTTCGAGTTGCGCGGCTTTGGATAGGCCACGCACTCCCGATGCCGCCCCAGAGAGGACTTGCGAGTGAAGGGCTGGATTCATGATTTCAGGGAGCGCCGCCATCGCGCCGATATACGGATGCCCCGCCATCGTTGCGCCGATGCCAGCGGCGGCGCGCACAGGGCCGGGAAGCTGGCGCACCACTCTCCCGATGCTTCCCATACCAATTCCCTGAGATCCGGCCCTTTCCGTCCCGAGCTTCTTGCTAAGCCCGTTTAGCACTTCGTTCGAGTACGAGTACCCCTTTAACGCCCCCGCATAATCTCCGGGGGCGTCGGACACGATCTTATTCATCGCTTCTTTGAGCGTGAAATACACGTCGGCGGCGGCTTTGTTAGCGACGGAATGATCCGCATTGAAAGCGTGATCGCCGTAGATGGACTTTAGCTCCTGAAGTTGGGCGAACGTGGGATTCTTACCTAGCCCCTTGAGTTCCTTGGCCGCGTTGTCGTAGGTGCTTGCCATGCGGCCGAATTCAGGATCAAAACGCCCCTCGTATTTCTCGGCTTTTTCGGCCAGTTGCTTTATGTAGTCTTTGGGGTTCGCCAGGGTTTGCGCGTCGGCCCCCATCTGTCCGATTGCGTTGCCGTAGGCGTCCTTAATGATCTTGGCCTGCTCCAATGCCTCTTGAGTGTTGGAATTAACAAGGCCGTGTTCCTTCATGAAAGCGCCCAAATCGCTCACTTCCTCGGGTTCTAGGTGTCCGAGATAGTTGCGGTTGAGCATGGCCGACTTCACGGCAGATTTGCTCGAAGCATTGTCGAGCTTGTCAGCGACTCCGGGCAGAATCTTCCCAAGACCGTAAGCCGTAGCGCCTCCAATAACAGCGCCTTTCCCAGCGTCCTCAAGGTTTTGAAGCGGGTTTTTTGTGAGGTTGCTATCTGATAGCGAGTTTGCGGCTCCGAGCGCCCCATTCGTGATGATGGGGGAAGCATCCATGGCGGCCGCCGCCGCTTCTCCGGCTTCTCCCGCAAAAGGGACGGCAAGAGGCGCAAGATTCCCAGTCGCCGCGCCAGTGTAGTAGGACATCTTGTTCTGTTCTTTTGCTTGCTCTGCTTTCTGGGTCAGGTGCGCCATCTCGTCGGTGTAATTCGACTTGTCGGACAGCGGATTGATTGGAGCGACAGCCGAAGCAATCTGTTGACCGAAAGGGAAGTTTCTCAGGGCTCCGCGCGCGAATGATTCCCCTTCGCTTTGAGCCTGCGGCGCAGGATCCTCAGAAAATAACGAATCGTCCTGCTTCTGCGGTGCGGCCTGGTCCGAGAAAAGTTGATCTTCCATTATTGAGCCGTCCCGACGGGATGGTACTTCCCGCTAATCGGGCTCCATTCGTAGTTTTTCCCGTTTCGAGTCGTCGTCTGACCATACGGACCCTGCGCGCCACGAGACGCGCTCCTGACCGCAGAGTTTGCCCCAGCCAGTTTCGATATTGCCGCTTGTGCTTGGTCCGACGTGGGGGCATTGCCGAATCCAAGATTTGCCAAGAAAGTTCTAATGGTTCCTGCCTTCTGCGACGCATCGGTGATGTCTTTTGCGGCGCTTTGCTGTGCGTTCTGTGCGGCCTGCGCGCGTTCCAGAGCCGCATTTTGAGTCTCGTAAGCGATGCGGCCCCTGTTAGCGGCCGCTTCAAGGTCTTGTCCGCGCTCTTGTGTTTTACGCTCGCCAGCGGATCGTGCATTCTCGGCCGCGATGGCCGCCGCCGCGCGGGTGTTCTCGTCGTTGGCGCGTTGCTGGTTAATGTCGAGTTCCTGGCTCCTAAACTGCTTGTCGAACTTGGCCCGCAGGGCCTCTAGCATCTGCTGGCGCTGGGAGTTTTCGTTTTCGGAGATGTTCTTTGCGAAGCCGGGATTCCCGGCGCGGGCGACTCCCTGCATGATTCCGTCTCCGAGAGCTCCAAGAGCCCGTGCGGCACGCTGTCCCGCGCTCGGACCCTTTGAAAGAGCGGCGAGGTACTGGCTAAGCTCATCGCGTTGATCCGGCGAGAGTTTAGACGCTCCGGCCTGGGCCGCCGGAGTCGACGCGGCTGGACCTGCCGTGGGATCAATCCCGGACAAACCCCAAGCGTCTAATGCGGGAGTTTTCGGCATTGGAGCGGCGGGAGCCGACGCAATTTGCGGGGCCGCTGACTGCGGGGGCACGTTGAGACCGCCTGATCGGTCGGTGTCCGTGCTGCTGGACACGGAAAACGGGTCCGGGGGAGCGGCCATCTGAGCGCCCTGCGTTTCCTTGGGCGGCAACGTGGCGGGGCTCGGCGGGACGCCGCCGAACATCTTTGGAGCGAGCGCACCCCTGATATCGCTGGCGCTATCGGGAGCGTGGTTATTCGCCGCCGCCACAAGTTGCTGGAGCGGGGATTCTTCGCTGAAAGTGCTGGCGTCGGCTTGCGGAACCCCGCCCTCGTAGAGATGAATTACTCCGTCGGCCATGCCCTTGTGCGTCGGGGACTTTTTCATGAGCCCGGAAATGGAGTCAAAGTCGGTGTCGGCCACCATTCCCCCTTTGGACATCGCAAGCGATCCACCGTCACGCAAAGCCTTCGGCGTGAAGGTAGAAACCTCCTGCTCGGGCGCGGTAGAGGGATCGTAGGCATCCTTTCCACGGAAAAATTCGGACAGTGCGTCTTTCTGCTCTTTGGTCATCGCCATTTTATGCCCCCTGCCCGGCGCGAAGCATTGAAAGCGCGCGCATTACGCTCGCCACGTCTGACGGGTGAGGATCCGAAGGAGGACGAGGCGTCGGAACGTGCTTGGCTAGGAAATCCCGCACCGCAGGATTTGCCATAGCCGTGCGCGGCACGACAAACTCCCCGGGCGAGAGCTTGGCGGGCACAGTGTCATTCTGCAAAGAGTCTCCCGCGACTCTAGCTTGACCGGGAACGGGGCCGCCGACCTTGAAATTTATCGCCGGGAGTGTTTGCGGGGGGATTTCCCCGCCGTCTGCGTGCGATATCGCTGTAGCCAGGTTGTTAGTCGCCCCGGCATTCATGGCTCCAGCGCCCAAAGTAGCCCCCGCTCCAAGCACGGACCCAACGAGACCCGCCGCCTGCTGACCGGCGGCGGTCGCTTGATTGGCCTGCGCCTCGCCGACCCCGGCTTCCTCTTGACCCTTTTGGAGAGCAAGGGACGCGGCCTCTTGCGGAGCCTCGACCTGATTCTGCTCCTGCACGGTCTGCTCGCCCTGCACGTTTTGATTCGCCAGCGTTTGAGCGTTGGTCGTGTTGTAGGTGTTCGCCGCCTGTTGGGTAGCCTGGTTGGCGAGGTTGGTTTGCTGGGTATTTTGGGCGTTGAACTGATTCAAGGCGTTCTGAGCCGCCGCGACGGTGTTGGCCTGCGTCGTTTGGTCGCCGTACATGGTATTTGCTAACGCGCCCTCGTTCGAGAGAGCCGTGAGTCCCTGAGTTGCGGCCTGACCCTGCGCCTGCAAAGCATCGAGATTGGCGGTCTGCGCCGCGTTGTCGGCGTTCTGCGTCTGTAGCGCGGCAGAAATGAGGGACTGCGGCACGCCCTCGGCCGCGAACTGCTGGGCAATCGCTCCGTTTTGTCCGGCGGTGTTCGCGTTGACGGTGTTTTCAGCTTCCGCGATCTGCGCCTGTTCCTGCGGCGTCATGCCGTTGGCGCTGGCGATCTCCTGCTCCTGAGAGAGTGCCTGTTGCATCGTGGACATCGGCACGGAGGACAAATCCTCGGAGCCGTAAGCCGAAGGTCCAGCCGCCGCCGCCTGGGCCTGAGCGGCGCTTAAATCTCCGGTGTTTGTGTATTGGGCTAGGGGCGAGAGTTGGAGCTGTGCCGCGTCCGGCGTCGATATCCCCTCAATCGTCGAAAGGATTTGCGCCAGATCGCTCTGGCCGACTTCGTTCTCGCCACCTGTGATCGCGTTGGTGATACTGCTGATTGGATTTGCCATGGGTTATATTCCTAGCCATCTTCCGATGTCGTTAGCCACTGACTCTACGGGGTTGATTAGATATTCATTCACGGGTGCGGCGATGGGGAAAACCACGTCTGCAACATTGCCCGCGTTTACGCCGCTTCCAGACGGATCATTTACTCCGTTTAGGCCGCTTTGAGTTTGGGCCGAAGACTGTATCTTTTGTATTTGAGAATTGAGATTCGACAATTCCCCATTTAAGTCCTGTATAAACGTATTGAATTGAGAAGCGGTTTGTCCTCCGAAATGGTTGACGCCGTACTGTTGGTTTGCGTAATTCCCGTAATTCTCGACGGCTTGCGCCTCCGCTTCCAGTGGTGCAAGTTGGGCCGCCGTTTCTGCCCCAGCCAAATTGAACGAATTGTCGCTTGACAGTGTGGGCGCAGTCCCGGCCTCCGAAACGGTCGACGAATTAATCGGCTCAACGGGGGCATTTGCGCCAAGCAAGGACTGCAAGGCCGCGACGTTTGCGTAATCCTGCGCCGTCGCCAGGTTTGCAGCATTCACCGCTGGCGCTGTCTGAGTGAGATACGAAGACAAATTGACCGGCGTCGGCGTTGCCGTGGTGTTCTGCGTTCCGAGGTTAGTGCCGTATGTAGCCGTGGCCGGTTTATTGTCTACGGCCAGTTGACCGGACAGCGTGGCCCATTGTGCCGGAGTGATGCCAAGGGCGGTCAAGTCTGCCTGCGTAGGCGTGTTGTTGGTGAGGTCGGAGAGCAACTGAGTATTGCCGGAGGCGTTCGCGGACTGCGCCGCGTTCACGGCGTTGTCCAGATAGCTTGTCAGGTTGGTCGCGAACGTTTGCGGCGCGGCCTGAGCCGCCGCCGTGGTCGCGTTGTCGGTCGCGATGGCATTCTGTAAAGCGGTATCGGCCGCCGTGGTCCCGGCCGTTAATTGGCTCTGGAGATTGGCCGCGGGGGCTACCGCGCTTTCGATCTGGCCGTATGCTCCCGGCGTCTGGGAAATCAGGAGAGAATCGAGGGTAGTGTCGCCCGTCGTTGCGCCGGGTGCTTCAAAAGGGGAAAGCGCCGTTGAAATGTCGGCGGGGTTGTTTCCAGCGTTCCAGAGATTCGCCTGCTGGACGGCGTTTTGAATGTTTGTCGTGAGCGAGGAATAGGGCGCGCTGGCCTCGAACGTGTTAGCGGAGTTCGGAGCCGCGGCCGATGCGCCCAGCTCGGTGTTGTAGGATGCCTGCTGGGTCGGCGTGAGCGTGGAAGGGGCCGTCGCAACGGCGGTGTTCGTGGCGGTGTCGGTCGGGACGACGTTTAATTGACCCGTATAGGTGTTTACGGCCGGGGTGATTGCCGATCCCGCGGCGTTGATCTGGCCGCCCACTTGTCCCGCCACTTGACCCGCTAATCCGTTAGCTTGCTGAGCGTTGGAGTTTAGGTAAGATGAAAGCTGGGCCGACGGCTGGGCCGGGACATTGACCCCCTGGGCCGATGCGCTCGGTTTCGTCGCCGCGCCAGCGGTGCCAGCTCCACCGGCCGCAACGGGAGCGGCCACGGGTTGATTTGCAGTCGTCGCCGCCTGCGCGGAGGGGTCGGAAGGATCAACAAACGCCACTTAGAACACCTCCAAAGAGACGCTGTAGACGCTTCCCGCCGTGAGTCCAACAATGTTCAGAATCGAAATGGTCTTTCCGTTGTACGTCCAATTCGCGGCAGATACCGCCGTCGTCATGGCGACATTCGTATTCCCGACGAGTTGGACATTGCAAACGGTGACGCCGGAAGGCGGGACCGGCAAAGGGTTGGTGAAAGAAAGCGGCGTCGTCGATCCCGCGGTGACTTTTTGCGTGTAGACGGCGCGCTGAAGGTTGGCGAAGCCAACCCCACCGTTCAGGATGTTGTAAACGTTCAGAGTGAACAGGTTCATGTTCGCTAGGAATTTCTGGAAAGTAGACCCGAGCGAAGCGTAGTCGCCGAAATCGAATCTGTAAAGCGGGGGTAGCGGGTTTGAATTCTGACTCATCGGCTCCGGCTCCCAAGGAAATCAAAGAACACAACGTAGCCAGACAGCGTAAACCCGGCGAACGCCTGCGCCACGTTTATGGAAACGTTGGCCCAATGACCTATGCTGGTGTTCTTGGTCGAGTAGGTCGATATCGGCTTCGGCGATGAAAGCGTCACTCCCCATGCAGTCGAGCCCCAAGCAAACGTTCCCCATGTAAGCGCGTTCTGCGGTGTGAGGGTGTTCGTCTCGCCGTATGGGTAAAAATCCGTCGAGAACGTGACCATGGCGTCAAGAAAGGAAATCTGCGAAAATTCAAAATTCCAGGTCGTGAATTTCTTTATGAACGCCGGATATCCGCAAGTGGTCGGCATGAATGTAACCGTGGAATTGATCGCCGCGGTATCGGTCGCCGTTCCTACCAAGAATCCCACCACGGAAGTTACGGTGACGACTCCGGTGTTCGCGTTGTTGGCCGTGACAGTTGCGGTCGACGTCGCGCGGCTGTTCGTCTGCGAAATCTGATCGCCGATGTTCACATTTAAGGAGTTGGAAAGCGTCAGCGTGGAAGTGCCGACGGCGGTGATAATAACCGTTGACGCAGGGTCCGCGTAGTCGGTAGATGTAAAAGTCTTGCGCTCCTGCAAAATATAGCCCTGCGGGGTTGCGAGGTACATACGATCATTCGCCGGATTTACAATAGCGGCAGTAACCCCACCTGGAATCTGCCACGTCGTCCACGCCTGGGTGATCCAGTTATAGCGGTACTGCAAAGTCGAGTAGGTGTCCGTTGCGTTCTGCTGAAGGAAAAGGATGTAGGCATTGTCCGACTGATACCCTAGGCCGAACGCGAGCGAAGGGAAATTCGGGTACTGTGACGAGGCCAGTGCGAGAATGTCACCCTGGATATTTCGGGACATGATCTCACAACCCGATTCGTTGACAAGCATGACTCCCTGGGTCGTGAAGAAGTAGCCCGCGTTGTTGAGCGCGGCCATCGTCTCCGAGCCGTTTATGAACGAGGTCGTGTCCAAAGTGGTTACGGTCAATGCCGTTGGTGAAGTGCCGGTGACAAGGAAAACTCCCTCTTTTGGCTTGACGACAATCAGGCCAGTCCTTACCGGAATAATGCGGCCGATAGGGTAATTGAGCGAGCCGACGGGCTGGGTATTGGCTGGCGGCACGCTCTCAGGCTGTGAGACATTGGAGACGGCTAAATAATTCTGAACGGTCGTATTGGCCGAGGCGTAGGAGGTGCCGGAAGAAGGCACTTTCGGAGACCAGCACGTCGTCCGCGAGGAAGTGACCGAGAAAAACGCCTGCGAAAGATTCTGCGCGGTCACTTGCATTTGACCGGGTAAGCCCGCGTAGCCAGAGGTATATTGAGCGATGAACAGCAAGTTATTCGGATCTTGATTGATGACCGAGACAAGATTCTGCGCGGTCGTCTGGATATTGACGGACGGCGTACCACCCGTGTAGACCGCAAACGTCCTAGACGCGGGAATGTTGCTTGCGCCGCCCGTATAGGTGTACGACGTGCCCGACGTGCTGTCCTTCAGCGTTACCGTGTCGCCGGACTGGATGCCGAGAGAAGCCCCTACCGCGTCCAGGGTCAGGAGAACGTCTTGCAAGGTCGAATAGTTGGCGTAGAAAGCCATATTCGAGAAATAGCCGATGTCCTGCGCGAGCGGAGGTTGATTGTACGGCTGCCCGACCGTGGTCTGCCCCGAGTCGGTGTACAGGTCCGCGCCCAGAAGCGAATCAAGAGTCGTGTCCGCGTAGGAAACGCTACTTCCGCTTGAGTAATTGGCCTGGGCCACTAACTGATAATTATTGCCTGGAGGAACGGTCAGGCTACCGGTGTTTGGCGTCCGGTAGATTTGATAGAACCAATTCAGCGTTGCCGCAGTTGAAATAACCATCGGGGGAACGCTGAAAACGAGATTCACGTTTACCGGATTGTTCGCGTTTGCCGGGTTTGAAATATAAGCAGGCTGTGACGGCGCGCCGAGGATCAAGAGGTTCGAGTTATCGGTGTAACCCCAGACGATAGAATAGGCGCATTGTGACCCGACGTTGAGGAAGCCCGAGGAAATAGTGGCCGTGACCGTTGGCACGGTGTCCAGGGCCTGCGGAGCTCCCGCGGGAACGGGGGCGTTCGAGTTGACGCCCGATAGCTTATAGATTCCGTTCGAGGTCGTGAAATAGGAATTCCCGCCAGCCAGCATTTGATGAATAAAACCGCCCGTCGGCTGGTTCATGCTTAAACCGGAATAAATCGACCACGTTCCCGCGCCGTTATCTTGGGCGAACTGGCCGCCGTTGAACGAAGCGTAAAGCGTGTTTTCGTAGACAAATAATTTTGTGATGTAGCCGTTCGTCGTCGTGAATTTCTGGGTGCTGTAGTAGTTGAATCCTCGCCGCGTCGAAGTGTTCCCTATTTGGTCGCAATTGACGTTATTGGCGACGAGCATTGCGCCGACCGGCGCCTGGGTGCCTACGTTGTTCGCGTAGGTGTACAGGCCCTTTGAATCAAGGCAAGCGAAATTCAATCAGCGCCACCCGCCGCCCATCCCGCCGATGCCGCCGCGGGAAAAAGCGTCTTTGTTTATGATGACCTTTGGTGAACCGGGGACGCGCGGCTTGATAAGCGCGAGCGCGTTTGACTCGTAGCGTTCGATCTTGGCTTTCGACGCCGCAAGCAACTGGCTCATGTCGAGGGCTTCCGCGACAGTCGCAACGGTGTATTCCGTGATCAACGGGAAAAAGTCATACGGAATTTGCGGGATGCAAGACAGCATGGCCGGACAAAACCACATGCCAGTAGTGACGCCCGATGGGGCCGCGGCCGTCGATAGCGTCAACTGGAATCCATTTATGGCCGTGATCGCGACATTGTCGGCAAGGCTCTGGAACGGCGGCGCCTGATTGATGATGTCGAACGTCGTTGAAGTGGTCCAGGTCGGGTCGACGTAGGACAGGGTTATCACGTTCCCGGTGATGGCCGTGATGTAGCCGCAATTCGACGAGATCGTCAGGGCTCCGGGCCTGCGTTCCGTGATAAAGCGGAGCGTGTAGGACTGATAGCTCTGAATCAACGTGTTGTATAGGTTGATTTCGTTTGCGGTTCCGTACTGCCCGAAGGACCAGATGCTCGGGACGTAGTTAAACGGGAATTGAACCTTGATGTATTCACGCTCAAGGTTATTGAGCGCCACTTCATTTCCCGCGGAGTCGAGCAACACGACGTCCCTAACAGCATTCCCGACGGCGCGAGGCGGGAAGGTGTAGGCAGAATTCCCAGCCACAATCGCCTGATCAACGTTGTAGACGAAGAAGTTCTGCCCCGTTTTCTTCATGAGCGGGACGCATTGCAGGAACATCTCGTCGCTCATGATCTGCGCGAGGTCAGACAACTGGAACGTGCTTTGACTCGTCGGGTTAAGGCAACGAGTGTTCACTAGGCCGCATAAGTAATCGACCAGGCACAGAGACGAAAACGTCGCCATGACGGCCTCCTACCGGAGCAGCTTCTTCAGCATTTCCGATTCCTCGGGGCTCAATCCCTCCGCGGATTCGGAGCCTTCAGCGTCGGACTCTTTCAAACCTTGCAGAGAGGGTCCAGCCGACTTGGAAATCTCGATCTTGACCGCAGGTCCGGCGCCTTCCGGAGCAAGCCCCTTGCCGAATTCCGCATCATGCTGTCCGCACCCCAAAGGGTCCGGGCACTCGTCGGCAGAATGGGCCGTCGCGGCCGAACCTTCCATTTCGTCCATTTCGCCCATTAGAGAATCTAGGGCCGCGTCGAACATCGCGCTTTTATCCATAAATCCCCCTTACAGTCCGCTAGAGAAGACGGCCGCCGTCCCCTCGGTTCCGGCGACGGAAGTCCCCCAGAGATGAGTGAGAGTCAGCGCCGTCGAGGACTTCGCCAGGGCCAGGCCGTTTCCGATGGTGCCGGGGAGAGCCGCGGTGAGCGTGATGACGCCGGACGCTGAAGTCGCGGTGCAGATTCCGGTGAATGACGCGCTCGAATTGACCAGGGCGGCGATTGCCGTTCCCAGGCCCGTCGCGGAAGCCGCTATATTGACCTGGTTTCCAGTCGCCCCGGACGTAACGATGGTGATGACCACGTTGCCGATAGTCAGCGTGTCATTGTTCGTGCCGTCGCCCGTGCAGGTGACGGTAGCCTGGGCGTAGACCGGATTAAAGGCCAGCGCCAGGTTTGACGAGCAAGCGCCCTGCGAAGCTCTCCCGAATTCATCGGAGACCTTGCGGAGAATAAGCGGCGAGTCGAAGCTACTCGAAAATCCCGTTGGATTGACGCCGTTCGTGTCCGTCTTTAGGATGAACCGCTGGACGTTGCTCATTTTGTGCCTCTCGTTTGCAAAATAGTGCCCGTTGAGAACGCGGGGAGATTACGCGCGAGACTCCCGGGCTCCGGTCGTTTTACCGACCGGAGTCTACGATTGCGATTTACGCGCTCTGGCTGTTGGTGATGTTAGTCACCACCGTGCATTTCGCCGGAGCGTTGATCAGAAGGCCGAAGTCCGAGAACAACCGGACCTCGTACGACGCCTGCGTCGGGGACTGGAAGAAGATGTCCCCGTCGATGCCCGGAAGCGTCGGGCTGATGTGGTCGAGCGGACCCACCTTGATCGCTTCCTCAGGCGGCAGGATGTACGCCTCGCCCTGGTGACAGAACATATGCGGAATCACCTCGATCTTGCCGGACGGCCCCCAGTACGTCAGCGCCTCGGTGCCCTGCTCGTTCTTCTTCGGCGAGTAGGACGAGTCATACCGACGCGCGCCCGCCTGCTCGTTGACCAGGTCGGCGAACGTCACCGGGGAGACCAGCGACATGACCGTCTCGTCCAAGCCGCGGGAGACCGCAAGGGCCACCGCCTGCTGGAGCTTCGAGAAAGTCAACTGGGTCGAGCCGCACGCGAACGTGTTGCTCTGCCAGAGGTCGTAGGACGCCGCGCTGATTCCGAACAGCGTGCCGGTGTTCTTGAGGATGCCCGCGATGCCGACCATGTTGTTGCCGTAGGCGTTGTACCAGTAGTAATCGACGTTAGTGCCGTTGGTCGCCACCAGCGCGGAAATGTCCGTGCTGTTGCCGGAAACGGTCACGACGCCGCCGACGCTGGACGAAACCGGAGTGACGGAAACGGACACGATTGCAAGCGCCGCGTTCGTGTTGATCTTGCCCACCCCGGTCTCGTAGGCGTCCAGAAGCGCGTTCTGGAAGCCGGACAGCATCGCCGGAGCCCACGTTCCGTAGGACACGGTGATTGCGGCGTTCGCACTCGACGAGACGACAGCCGAGGACGAGAACATCGCGACGCCGTTGCCGTAGGTGATGCTCCCGTTGCCGTAGAGCAAGTCCATTTCCGCTAACTTGGCGTGAGCCTTGAACAGCGTCCGCAGGACGAGGCCCACGGTACCCTCGAAAGCCGCGTCGGACGTCGCCGCGCGAGCCGCCGAGTCGTAAGACAGGACGTCCCGCATGGTGATCGCGGAGCCGGTGACGGTCGCGTTCGCCAACTGCATCGCGATAGGGCTGTTCAGCGTCGGGCCGTTCAGTCCCCACGTCGCCGAGGACGGAAGGGCGACCATAACGGGCTGGTTGAACTGCAAACCTTCCCGGCCTTTCTTGCTGACGAACTTGATGCGGTCGTTGCGGTACAGAATGTCCGTCTCAGGCACAAGGTCCTGGATCTTGTCGCCGTAGACGTTCTTAAAGTTTCCGTTGAGGCTAGTCGTCACCGTTTCGATTGCGGACATTTTTAGCACCTGCCTTGCAAAGAATTTTCCGCCGTAGCGGATGAGTCATTCCCGGCAAGCGCGTTGGTACTCGTAAGATCGCCGCACTCGTTACCGTCTCCTTCGGTGGCCGTAGCGTCTAGGGAGATGGCCTTCTACAAATCGGTCAGAACTTCATCACCTGGTAGCCGTGCCGCGTGCGTCCGGCTTCGCGGTCGAGCTTGTCCGTTATTTTCTCGCGCGGGGCGTCCGTTTCCGTAGCCGCGGCTTCCTTCTGCGTCACTTTGCCTTTTGCCTTGAGACGTGCGACGAGGGCGCGGCTGATCTTGAGCGCGCGGGCCTCTCCGAAATAAGAGATAAGCGCCTCGGGGTCTTCGATGGCGTCGAAAAGGGTTTGCTGGTGAAGAAGATGGTCCTTTTTCACGAGGTCCAGCGCCTTAGTCACGGCCCCAGAGTCGATTGGAACGCCTTTCTTGTTCATGACGCGCAGTTTTTCAAAGACGGCGCGCACCGAGCCCTCGGTCTGCGGGAAAGTCTTGTCGGCGACGATCTGCTTCGATACTTCGGTCTTGATCGCGCCGCGAATCTGCGCGGTCTGCGCGTCTAGCTTGGCCTTGGCCTCATCGTTCCTGCGCTTTTCCTCTTGGGCCTTTAGACGTTCGTAATCGGAGAGCTTCTTCTTTTCCTCGATCTGCTCGGGAGTGAGCTTGGATGTCTGCACCACGTTGTCGTAGACCCACTTCGACATGAATTCCTTCATCTCGTCGTCGACCAGGTCGGAGGACATAAACTTCTTGAACGCTTCTTTCGGATTCGCGCCCAAGGACTTGTCCGTCAGAACGGAAAGCGGGTCGGACTTTAGCTGATTCAGCAGCGCCGCGGAGGATTTCTTGAGGACGTCAACGGATTTAAGAGTCTGATCGGCGAAAAGCCCCTTCTGCACGGCGGCCTTGACCTGGGCGGCGGTGAGCTTGACGGGTTTTCCGTTGACGATGAATTCCTGGGTAGCCTCAGCGGCGACGGGGGCGGCCTTTTCACCGGGTTTCGCGGTAACAGCGGGGGCCGCTCCCTTCGCGGGCGCGGACGTTTCGGACGGTGCCGCCGTAGTAGCTTCTGCCATGTTTTATCTCCCTGTGCTATTGTAGTCTGTATTGCGTAATTTCGACTTTATGGTATTTTTTCGTATTTTACTTGAACAGGATGGTCGGACCCAGGAAATACGCGACCGGATGCGCTCCGAATTGATGCCACGTTCGCACCAGTTGCCCGCCCTGCTCGAAAGTCCCGTTAGCCATTACGCCCGCAGAAAGCGCGCCGCAGGCAGTAGAGGACGGCGCGCAGTTGAAGAACGATTTCGTGCCAGCACCAAAAGACGCGGACGCCGCGCTCGCCAGCCACTCTACGCCGTAGGTGATCTGCGGCCCGATGTCTAGGATTGGCCCGATGTTCGCAAACGCCTGACCGCTCCCGGCGCTATAGCCGACAGCGAGCGGGGAATAGGACGGCTGATACCACGGCGAGGACGCCGACACGTTGCGGTAGAACAACGGGAGTGCCGTCTCTTGGGATATACCCGCGTTGGTTTTGACGACTCCCGTAAATAGTTCGCCCTGGATTGCGGAAGGCGTCAGGACGGCGTGTTGGTAGTATGCATCGGCATGAGCCGCGAGACTGCACAAGCAGACGAGGGCGACGACGTTGATCCAGTGTTTCATAGTGGCTCCTTGTGGTCGCGAGACGGCGTCAGCCATCCGGCCGCGTACATGGCGCAAAAGACGACGAAACTAAGTCCGTAAAGGACGGCGACGGCTAGGGCGAGCGTTTTCATGGGGTCTCCTATGGGTGCGTGACTCGTTGCCATATCTCGAAATGTCCGCTGAATGCCGTGTTCGCAACTGCTGATGACAGATAGTCCGATCGGGCTTGGATTGTTATCGAAGTAAGCCCCGCAAAACCAGAGTTCGTATGCACGGAGATTCGGCAAGGCTCGCACAACGCGTCTCCACTACGACAACCGAAGACGCCTCCACTTACCAATGAGACTTGGCCGCCGTAATAGCCGAAAAGATAATCTGACCTAAGCGGGCTTCCTGCCGTGGCTTTGGTGGGGCCGCTATCGCAGTAAAGGGGGGCACCATATGTGCCCGTTCCGTTTGCTTGCGTTATTCCAGGGGCGTCGCTCGAAAAGTTATAGACGCCGTTGTAGGTGTTGTTGAAGGCGACGGCCCAATAAGACGCGGTCGCCCCCATATACCCGTCGGCCGTAATCTTGTAAGTCGTGCTTGATTGAAGTCCGGTGAACGTCAGCGTGGAGACGTTCACCACGTCTGCCGACGCCACCATGATCTCCCAATTGTTGACGAGGCCGGTAGACGGCGGGATAACGCTTGCTTTTCCCGTTAGCGTCCCCGTGCTTCCCGCCTGCAAGGTGAACGCCGAGCCCGAGCCCACGTTGATAGCGGAGCCGGACAGCCATGACCACGCATTAGTTATGGTCCCGGTCCCGCTGTAAGTGCTGGAAGAATTGATCGTCGGGGCTCCGAAATTGCCCTGCACCGTGACCGACGACTGGAACGTGGACGTGTTGGAGACCGTGCCGCCGTTCCAGATCTGCGCGATTATCCCAGTAAGAAGCGAGCCGTTTCCGATGTGATACGGCGCGTTGATGCTTCCGGCGTTGATGAGGATTCCGGAAGACGTCTGGATCGAGTATTGAGTCCCGCCTGTTGCCGTGAACGTCCCGCTTGATGCGGTCACGCTCCCAGAAAATGCACCGGAAAGCGCCGACAAGGCCCCGGTGAATGTCCCGGTCGATCCGGTGACGCCGTAGGTCGCGGCCAGGTTCCAAATGCTGATGTTTGAAGCCGGGTTGATCTGATTTCCGTTGATCAACACGCCAGCCGCCATGAGCGCCAAGGCCCCGACAATAAACAGGGCGATCCGTAGATTCTTCATTTAGAAAATCTCCCAGCGCAGGGAAATTCTATCCCCCACGTTTAAGGCGCTGTTGAAAGTGATGCTCGTCGTCGAGGTTTCCTGGTAGTCCAGGGAAGCTCCCACGTCCTGAATAAGGCCGTTTACGGATACCGTGAGATTGACGCCGTTTGCGACGTAGGCATTAACCATATTGACCAGCGTCAGGCTTCCGGTGTAGTTGCTTTTCGCGGTTCCGGCGACATAGACTTCGCGGTACTGCGTGATATCGCCGGGAAGGTCGGATGCGATAGCCAGCTCTGTCCCGTTGAAATATAGCCTTGATCCGCTGACAGACAAGGCTAGATTTGAAGTGCCCCAGCACACCTCATCCGTAAGCGCCAAGCGAAGCACTCCCACGGTCGCGGGATTGGCCGCCGTGGACGTGAAATAAGGGCCGAGCAATCCGTAACTCGTCCCTAAATTGACCGCGGCCGAGAGCGTGAAGCTGCCGCCCGTGGTCTGAAGCGTCCCAGCGGCGATGGCGACGAGGTAGGATGACAGGTTGCCTGAGCCTTGCGCCCAGCCTGAATCTCCGTAAAGCGGTACCGAGTAGTTTGATCCGTTGAACGTTACGTTTGTTGGCATCTTAGTTGCTCGTATAGGTCAGGCTCTTGAGGAATTGAATCACGGTCGCCGTGCAGGACGCGGCCACTCCCGCGGCCGGGGCCGATGAGTTAGTAACTACGAACTGCGCGTAACGATAGACCGGCGGCTGAATTGCGAACAGTTGATTCGACGTGGTCGTGAGGCTTGCGCCGGAGACCGTAATCGAGCTTCCCGCGACGTTGACCGGAACCCAGGACGCGCCGTCATTCGATTCGGTGATCGTCATTGATCCGTTCGCGCACTGGAACGTCATTTCCCAGGACGCCGAGTCGGCCAGCGCAAGATCAATCGTCAGGCTGTAGGGGCTTTTCTGAGCGCCGGACGTGACGCCGGTCGAGACCAGGACCGCGTTTAGGATCTTGCTATTGTCCAGCGGGGTCGCGGCGCGCGCGTGACCGGCCAGGAGAATCACGGCGACGGTGATAAGGGTTTTCATGGGGTTCCTCGGGTTGACGGCATAGCGACGGGAGGCTTCGGCAAAGCGACGTGCGGAGCAACGCCAGGCGCGGCCGTAGGCGTAGGGACTGCGGGGCGTGGCGCAGGTTTAGGCATTGGCTTAGGCGGCATCGCAGGCATACCAGGCTTAGGCGCAATCCCCGGCGCGGCCTGCGGCGGCGGCGCAATCTTCGGCAACACAATTTGATCCGGCGTTCCAGGCGGTAGCGTCGGCTGATTCCCGATGGTCGCCAGAATCGGATTCATGGGGCCGTGTTGCATGTTCCCGGCCAGGAAGTCCAAATGGCTCTGGATATGCTTCGTGACCGCGCCGATAAGGACGGGATTTTTTCTCGCTTCGACCGACGCCAGCAGGACTTTATGCTCCGCGATGTGCATGACGTGGTCGTCAAAGACGATAGCGTCGTGGATTGGGCCGTCTCCCATCGCGTCGTTCTCGTCTTTCACCAAAGACATTTCCCGGTCCGAGGATTCCAGCATCGGCTCAAGCGATCCTGTCTCTAGAACGTTCAAGTAGTCCTGGTGATTCTTGATGTAGCCGCCGGCCTGCAACGACTCCGCAATCTGCAACCGGCCGGAAGTGGTCTGGGCGAGCGGGTTTCCAGTCTTGACCACAACCTTGTCGATTAGCGACAAGTCCCCACCCTTGAAAGACTCCGCGTAGGGCTTGCCGGACATGCCGAGCTTACGTCCCGCACGGGGGACTACCGCACGTTTGCAAAGCATCTTGATGATGGCTGTGCCAACGCGCTCAGCAAGGTTCTGATACGCCTTGCCGAGATCCGAGTTGAACTGGACGGACTGCGTGGACATGAGCGCCAGCGCGGCGCCGGATTGCTGGCCCTTGAGAACTAGGTCCGGGTTTCCGCGCGTGACTTCATTGATGCCCATGAGCGTTCCGGCCGTCTGGGTCAGAGTGTTGATGAATTCGTAAGTCTCCGGCGCGGTCTTCGTCAGGTTCAACGCCTCGATTTTGTAGTTGGGGCCCTTGGCCGCGTCGTAGCCGATATAGGTCAAACCCTGGCCAAGCTGGGCTTCGGTGACGTTCGCGTCGTTTGGCCCCATGATGTGCTGAAGGCCGAAGGTGATATTGTTCGTCAGCGCGACGGAGAACAGTCTAGTGATAGCGTTGCAGATCGGCAGGACGTCCATCGTGTCGGCGTAACCCCACGGAGACCCCGCCAAGTCCTCGGCCGCCATCCGATAGACCGGAGCCTTTTCGTATTCTTCAGGCAAGGGGCCGTCCTCAAGGATGATGTCGGAGTCGAGGAAGACAAGCATCCGGCCAGCCGGGACCGCAACCGTCCGCTCGTGGTAAAGCGTCCATTTCCAGATGATGTCAGACAGAGGTGAGTAGCACGGATAAATCTGGCGATCCTTGTAAATCGCGTCCAAGGAATGACCCATGATCTGCTTCTCGAATTGCGGGTACTGAACTGCCAAGTCGACTTTATTCACTTCCTCTTTCACGATGTACCACTGATCCGTAGGCGATGAGCGGTACACGTCCCGCACGACGTCGAGCGGGTCTTTGACCATAAGAGTGATGTCGCCTTCAGGGACCAGTGATCCCGAGTCCGTATCCATCGCAACCGGCTTTCCCTTGGCCTCGTCCCACAAAGCGACCACGAAAGACTCCATGAACATTTGCGACCACTGGGTCGCCTTGCGTAAAACCCCGTCCAGGTCGATGTCCGGTCGGTCGGTGTAGAGATTTAGAAGTCCCTTTGCGAGCCTGATCTGCTCCATGGCCTTGTGCGAGCCGTCCACGGCCTGCGGGTCGTAGGAGAGACGTTGCTCGCACGTCATCGTTACGCGGTGCTTTATGAAGTTGTGGTAGTTGTTGACCGTGATTCCGGTCTGCTCGCCCTGCGCGCCCTTTCGGTAGAGTTGGCCCTTGACCAGGAAGCCCTCGTAGTAGTCATAAAATGACGTTCGGTACAGTGCGACACGCCCCGAGCGCGTGGCCTCGGTGTAGTATCCCTCGATCAATTGATTGCAAACGTCAACACACTCACGCGAGGGAAGACGCGCGAAGTATTCGTCGACCGTTTGGGCTTTATACTTCTGATCGGATAAGGGCATTTATTCTCCGAGCCGTCCCGTCTTGACGAATTCATCGCGCCTAGCCTGCGAGACGGCGAGCGCGGTCCCGGTCTTGGACAGGAAGTCCTTAATCCCGGCCAGCGCATCCTCTGCGGCCTTGAGCCTTGCGGCGAGGCGCTCCTGTTCTGAGATGGTCTTGAGAGTAGATGACAGCACGTCGTCCTCGCGCTCCACTGACGCCGCCGCGGCCTGCTCAATCGCCGTCAAGCGTTCGGAGAGGATCATGAAATCATCATGGAAACTGCCTGCGTCTTTAGCAGCACGGCTCAGGCGCTTTTCTAGCTCGTCGAACTTATCCTGCGTGACCGTCACCAGCGGCGGGAAGCGGCGGTCAAGCCAATCGACCAGGGCTTTCATGGCGCGGATCATGCCACGGCCTCAGCGTTCTCCGGCTCGGCCACAATCTCATAGGTCTGCTTGAAGATGTCCGGCTTCACCGGGTAGAACTCGCCTTTAACGCCCTTGACGATCCAGTCACCGCGCATCGCATTCATGACGCCCTCAAGCGTCGGGATGCGTAGTATCGATTCCGTGACGGACAGGGACACTCCGCTCTTGCCGTCCTTTGATCGCGGCGGCAAATGGGAGTAGTCCTCTTTCCCGTCAAGGATGAATTTCAGGACCTCGGGCGCGTTGCTTCCAACCCACTGTATCGCCTCGACGACGACTGGTCTTTTCCTGAACTTCATGCGGCCACCTGGACGGTGTTGTTTTCCGGGACGCAGCCGCCGTTAGAAAATCCGCGTTCCGGCTCGACCACGCCCAGGACGTCATCCTCGTGCATGATCAAGTGCGTGACATCGCCCACCTTGACCTCCATTCCGGCATACTTGCCGTAGAAGACAACCTCGCCCACGCTGATCGTCGTATGAACAAATACGCCGTTCTCGCGATGGCCTGGACCGGCCGCGATGACAGTCCCTTCCTGCGGGCGCTCCTGGGCCATTTTGGGGATGACGATCCCGCCCTTGCTTCGGACCTCTCCCTCGGGCTCGTGCGGCTTTACAAGTAGACGACTACCAAGCGGTCTAATTCTCATCGGAAATACCTCTTGCGGGCCGCCGTCTCCATGGACGACATGGCCACCACCATATCCACGCCCTCGGCAATGCGCTTGCGTAGCGGCTTTTTTAGCGGCTTGCGCTGCGCGTCCTCGAAGACCACTTGATCAACCGAGAACAGTCCGACCCAGCCCTGCGGCCCACGGACGCACCGAGAAACGATGAAGGATATGCCATCCGCGTATTCTATGGACTCTGGGACAGCCGCCTTGGCCTGCTCCTGCCTCAGTTTGGCGTCAGCGGTCCTCTTGGCCTCCATGCCCGGCGGCGGGCCGTGGCGGTCAAGCCAGCGCGTTTCTTCGATAGGCGGGACTTTGATGCTCAAGCGCGTGCCTCGGCCTTGGCGGGCTCTTTCCACTCGTGATGCTTCAAAGACGCGGCCTCGTATGCGGCGACGGCGCTTTTCCGATCCGACTTGATGACCTCAAGCAGGACTGTAATATGCTCCACGGAATGCCCAGGGAACGTCCCGGCCCGCAAAGCGGTCAGGAAGTTGTCCATCATCTTGATGTGTTTCTCGTGATCCTCGCGCGTCAGTTGCGCCGGTTCCTGAGTCGTCGGTTCGCCTTTTGCGTTCATGTCGTTATCTCCCTTTTTTGCGGATGTCAGAGCGCGGGGCTTTTGCCACCTTGACGCGGACGGATGCTTTCTTGCCCCGAATGTTATCCGACCAGTGCTTGCTATGATTCTGCGACGTTTGCAGAGCAAGCCAGTCAAGCGGGACCACGAATTTATGTTGATATATTGCGCCGTTCTTCAGGTGCGTCGTCAAAGTGAGATTGGCCTGGTCGTATTCAAACGCCGCGATGAAGGACGAATTTGCGGGCATCGTCTGGATTTGCGGAGCCGCGACGGTTGCAGGGGCGTTGATCGAGGCCATTACCGCCCGCCTCCCTTGGCGAAGTCCTCGCGGGCTCTATCGCGTTCGGTGTGGACTCGAAAGACGCCTGCCAGGCGATTAGCAGTCGTGTTCGGGTCGCTCGCATTCATCGGCACGCCCGCATGGGTCTCCCAAGTCTTGCCGTAGAACTTGGGGATGGGATTGGTTTGCGTGTCCACGTTTCGCACCAGGTAGACCAGCGCCATGAGCGCGTCGAAGTGGCCGAACGTCTTGGACTTTGCGAGCTTCTTTCGGTCCTTGTCCCAAACGGCGTTACGCAGGCATCCGAGAAGCTCTTTGCAAGCCGGGTTGACCTCGATGCGGCCATCCTTGGCCCACTCGCGCACAAGGTTGATCATGGCCGGGAGCTCGTCCTTGCGGGTCGGGAAGAAGTCCAACTCATGCAAGGCGTTCAGGTCGTTGACTAGGATTAGGTTGTTGTTGTCGGCCACGCGGCGGTAGACCTTCTCGTGGACTTGCAGGGATCGGTATCGCTCATTCTTGCGGTCGTGGATCTCTTGGTAGCCTAGGGCCTTCTCGGCGTGCTTAAACAACTCGGCGATCTTGTCAGTGCGGACTTCCTCGTTTTGCAGGGCGAACTCGGCTTCAATCACCAGCTTTGCGCGCTTGAAGTCGTAGTAGCCCAGGAGCCCGGCCGTCTTATCCGTAACGCCAGAATCAAGCGCCGCATATTTCTGGTAGTACGGGAAGAACTCGTCATGCTGGACGGCCACGGCCTGCGAGTCGGACCATTCGGGGATAACAGTCTTGGTCGGGTCCTTGACCCATTGAGCCAGGTACTCGCGCGCCCATGCCACTTTGTCCGTCGTCTCTTTATGCCACTGGTCTATCCGGGCTTGCGGGAAAGCGTCTGGGTCGTATAGGTTTGCGTCGTGGATAGTCGCATGGAAATACCAGCCCTCGCGCTCGGCCGCTTGCTTGATCGCATGGAGCGGATGGTCCTCGGTGTCGGCGGGGGTGCTGGAAATAAGGACCCGGCCGTCAACCGAGAACAGGGAAGGCACTACGACAGAATCGATTAGGGTATCCAGGTCGTCAACGTCCCGCGCCTCATCGATGAACACCCGCCGGAAAGCGTTGCCGCGCCTGACCCGGTGCTGCTGGTTATTCGACCCGCGGAATACGATCTTCGAACCGTTGGGGAACGTGAGCGTTAGGCTTGCGTCCAGAGTGGGCCGCAAATCGTCCGGGCAGTCTAAGAACGTCTGGGTTATGATCGGCTGGATATAATCCTTCAATCCTTCCTTGACCGGAGCGAAGAACGCATTGACGGAGCCTGGGTTTTTAATGCTGTCCTCGCAAAGCCAGCTAAGCCCGAAGCTCGATTTCCCAGCGCGGCGCGTGCATTCGATGTAGAACTTCAGCGATGTCTTGAATGAATTAAAAGCCACTTCGCGAATCTTCTTTTGCAGGTTGCGTAGGCGGTAGCCTAGCGCACCCTTCTCCCACGCTTGCCGGGCCAAGTTAGGAGGCAGGGTCATTCTTTGGCTCGACTGGTTTTGCCAGGGCTTCAAGATATTCCAAAGTCTTGGCCGCGTTCTCCACGGATTCCTTCGGCGTCTCGGCCGTGTGCTTGGGCGGCTCGATCTGCGCCGCTTCGCAGAATCCAAGCAAGTGAATCCAGATATCGCGCTTGAATGCCGGGGTAGATTTGGGAGAGTCCGCCAGCTCGATCAACTCGTTTACCGGATGCCGACCGGCCAGGATCAACGCGGACTTTACACTCGTGATATGCGTCTCTTTGTTTACCGATCCGCTTTTCCTGCCGCCCTGACCTTTTTCAAATGGCATCTAGATGCACTTAGACTCTATGCTCTGAGGAATAGCCGTCGACCATCGTGCGGCGTAAATCACGCTGATGGTAAGCGCCAGCGTAGGAGGATTGATCCTCGTGGCAGTAGAGCCGACCGTCTGCTTTTCGGCTGTCAACGCCGCCGACAACATCGGCCAGCTTGTCGGGACGGAACTGGAAATGAGCGCCGAGCGCCTTATTGCACCCGTCGCAAATGAAGGCGTGGAAAGGGCTCTCTCGAATGCCGAGGTCTCCCGCCCGGATCATGCTCACGGGGGAATTTTAACATGAGCTTGCGACTTTACGATTTTATGGTATTTTTTTGTTTTTTACTGGACGCCCGCGCCCACTGAAAACCGGGATGCCGCGGCGGCGGCGTTCCCGGTAGAGAGACTGATAGACGGCATACACTGAAGTCATATTCAGCGACTCGCGAATCAGCTTGGGGATTATCCCGTACTTCCAGAGCTTCCAGACTTTCAGGTCATTTTTAATTGTCGCAGGTCGCATTCATTGGCACCTCGTATTAGTTTTGACGGCGTCGTACTGAGTTGCGTGGCTAACGGTTTTTGTTCTGTGATTTTCATTGCTAAACTTCCTTGACCGCGATCATGGCCTTAACCATGTCCACGCCCGCCTGCCTGAGCTTCGCCCGGTCCAGCTTAGCGCTGTACAGGGCGTAGAGGCGCTTGTACTCCGCGTTCCGAACCGCCCAATATTCGCCAGAGCCCCGCTTGAATTCGGCGGCGTCGGCGGCGGCGTCGGCGGCGGCGGCGGCGGCCGCGACGGCCGCGACGGCCGCGACGGCGTCGGCGTCGGCGTAATACGAGTAGAGGCGGTAGGGGTACGTCTGAAGAATGCAGTCTCGCGCCTTGACGGACGTCTCGCGGTCGATGAGCGGAGCCAGGGCCCGAAGCTTCGTGGCGTACTCGGTCTTGCCGAGCATGTCCATGACCAACGGAGCGATGATGCGAACGGCGAAGTCCGCGGCGACGAAGCCGCGCTTGATGTAGACCTCTTGCGTCGAAACGGTGCCGACAATCTGCGGAATGATGGGCTTGAGGTACTTGTCGCGCGTAGCGTCGTCGGGCATCCGGTCATTCAGCCGAATCAGTGCCGACGTGATGGCGCGGTCGGCGCACTTCGGGTGATCGGAATGCGGCTCGCCTGCGATGTACGCGACGGCCTCCATTACGCACATGCCCTCCTCGGAGTTGCCGTGCTTGCCGCTCTTGAGGCTGATCTTCTCGATGTCGCGCTGTACGGTGTTCGTCTTGATCTTTTTCGTCACTTGATTTTTCTCCATGTCGGATTGCCGAGAGTCAGGATCATCGTCGCGGGATTCAGCATGTTGGCCGTGGGAGCGATGTTGATCGGATACTGCAAGCACCGGCTGATACGATTATTCTCTTCGGCCACGCGCGACAGGTCGGGGAGAGCGGAGGCCAGAGAGGCGGTAAGGGCGGCGAGTTTGTTCATGGCATCGATAGGGTTCTCGTAGAGGCACCGCGCGTATACTTCAACGTCTCCGCCATCGGAGTAATTCGGATCAATCGCAAGAGCTATGGCTCGAATCTTCCTCCGCAATTCATCGCGTTCGACGCAAGCCAAATGAAGCGCGTCCACCGGAACCGCCCCGCAACGTGCGTGTACTCCGCGCCTTCAGGTATGCCACATTTTCTACAGTCCATGTGATTTCTCCTTCTTCTCCGCCTCTTCGAGCCGCACCATCGCGGCGGTCAAGGCCCGTACAAGCTCGGGGACCGGGTAGCCCTTCATCCATTCGACTGACGCCAACAAAGCCTTCGTCCCAGGGTCAGAGGGTCGCCAGGAGGTGTAGAGGGAGAGATTGGCTATCGCTTCGCCAAGGCACTCAACGTCATGTGCCATCGCTTCTTTCAACGCCTCGTTCTCCGCTATGAGGGCGTTCCGTTCGCGCAGAAGGTCGTTGACCTGTTGCATCAAAGCCCATTGCGATCCGTCGCCGTGGGCAAAGCATTTCGGATTATCGCCCGTCTCATCACACTGGCATGTTGCGCTCATATTTTATTCCTCTCGCCCGCTGCGCGGGGTGGGGCGGCGGCTCGGAGCATCGCGGCCTTGACTTCCAGTTCGTTCGGGAGTTCTTCGACGGATTCCGATCCATCGCTGATAGACCGGGCCGCTCTTTTCGCCGCCTCCTCGAACGCCTCTGCGGCAGACTCCCGAAGGGCGGCGGCAATGGTGGCGCAGACAGGACAAGGGTCCTCGGGTTCGATATGCTCAATCCGAGAAACATTCTTCGGCGTGGCCGCGCGACATAGCGTCCTGGCCTTCTCGTCGTATTTATCCACGGTCTTCTCCCTGCTTCTGTGCGGGTTGAGCGGCGGGGAGAATCTTCCCGCAACCGGGGCATATCTTCTCTGTCTCCGTATTCGCCGTCTGTTTTAATTGCGGTAGATGCGCGTACCTGTTCTCGCATAAGAACTGCGGGCACGACGGGTCATCACACGGCGTCTTGTGGGCTTTGTCAGTCATGGGGTTTCTCCTGAGAGCGGAGGCGGGCGGTAGCGTCTTCCACTTGGCGAATCTCAGGATGATCAGACGCCAATTCGCCACGAAGCCTAGGCAACGTCGATTCCAGCGCCTTCACCGCCTCCGCGAGCGCGAGGCCGCCGCAGAACGGACACGACTTCAGGGCTTCACTCATCGCTTGTCCTCCTTCGTGGCGGCAACTCGTCGAAGATCAATCAAATCCTCGGCCGTTTCGACATCACAAGCTCGGCAACTCATCTTTTCGTAATAATCGGGAATGACCCCGGACCCGTCGCAAATTGAACACTCGTCGCGCAAGACTTCCGAAAGACACTCGGCGCAATTTGACATCACACGGGCGCTTTCAAACGTGGTCCACGCCATACCTGGACCAGGAATATCAGGATGCGCGTAACCGCACAGCGCATTATTGCTCAGCGCAGATTTTTTTACGTGGACGATATTTCCTCCCATGCTACTTGTCCTCCTTCGGTGTCCGTGATCTTCTTGCCGCGCTTGCTCTTGGTCATCGGGGCTTCCCATCATTAGCGGCGGCAGTATTGGATCGGAAATGCTCTTTCCAGCAAGACACCCGCGCTCGCATCTGCCAATCTTCCAACTCCATTACCTGCGCGCGCAACCTGTCGATAATACGCCCCTGCTCAAAGATGGTATTCTGAATTTCAAACTTTTGATCGTAGACGCACTTGGCGCAAGTCGGTGAGACATTTTCGGTCGAGTGGCGTTCTCGGCAACGGAAGCACTCGTACATGGTTTGTTTTTTCATGCAGTCGCCCTGACGCGGTCCCCGATGCGGTCCCTGATGCGGGCCCCGATGCGGTACCAGATGCGGTCCCAGATGCGGTTCCCAACGCGGTCCCTGATGCGGTCCCTGACGCGGTCCCTGACGCGGTCCCTGATGCGGGCCCCGACGCGGCCCTCGGTGCGGTACCTGATGCGGTTCCCAACGCGGTCCCTGATGCGGTCCCTGATGCGGTCCCTGACGCTGGCCCTGACGCGGTCCCTGACGCAATTACTGATACGATTGCCAACGCGGTCACCGACGCGGTACCCCGGCACGGCGTTCTCGGTTCTGTTCAAGTGAGCACCGCCGGAGCCGTGTCTATGCCGTTGCGCCACGCAAGCGCTTGACGTACAGTTTTAATCCCCGGCTTGACACCCTCCACGTGCGTCACGCCGATGCTCGGGTTCTTCATCCTCAAGTACTCACGCTTGCGTCCATCTTTTAGGTCAAGTAGAACCAGCTCGTAGTCGCCGTCTTTGTCGATGACCTCCGCTCCCAACTTCTGCATCACGCGCTCGATCCCGATCTTGCGCACGATCTCACGCCGAACCTCCGCGTTCTGCTCCTTCAGCACCATGCCCGCGTCCAGCTTCTCAGCCGGGGTCAGTACCAGCTTCTCGTCTACCCAGACGCCGTTTAGCGCGAACTCGCCGTAGCCGTCGGCCCACTCGATAGCCAATCCCTTCTCGTTGTGTAGGTCTCCGGCGGCGTTCCGGTGAACGGCTCGCGGACGGATGCAGACGAACGCCGTATTTTCGCACAAGACGCAGGCGAACACGCCGGACTTAAGGACAAAGTCGCGCCAGGTGTTGAAGTCCCACTCTTTGTCGAACTCGACGCCGATGCGCTGCATGTAGTCGTAGAACGCGGTCCATCCTCCGTCGTAGCCACAGCCGAGCCAGTCGATGGTCTCGCCTTTCTTTACCGTATCGGGTTGCGCCTCGTTCGCGGCCTCGATCATGTCCACTGGGCTCGCGCAGATCACGATCTGCGGCGGCTTCAGCTCGGCCAAGGTGTAGATGAAGTCGATCCCACGCTGTATCTCCTCCGGGTCATACGAGTCGTCGCCGGACAAAGCCATAGTTTCGTACTCGGCGGCGATCACGTCCATGAGCTTCTCCTGCTCGTCCGTCAGGTTCTCGATAAGTTTCTTTTTCATATCAGTCGATGACGCGCCGCGCCTCTTCCGCGAAATGGTCGTACTCGCGCACGCCGCGCACGACGTAGTCGCCGGGCGGTAGCGTCTGTGTTGCGTGCTCCTCGTGTCGTAGCGTCCCGCCTTTCTTGTTCGTGATGCGGATGAAGTACCGGACCTCTTCTTCTTCCTCGCGGCCGTCGCGCAGCACCAGGATTTTCTGCGTAGCCTCCACGACTTCGACGCCATCCATCTCGGACAAGGCATGTGCATGCCCCGTCACTTCACCGAGCGCGAGCAAGTAACCTCGCCCGTCCTTCTGCGTCATCGGCTTGCCCTGAGCCGGGAACTCCATGCCGCGAGCCGACAGCGGCTCGATGATCACGTCTCCCTGCTGATACCAGTCTTTTTTCACAATTCCTCATTCTTTTTTATTGCGGAAATTCTCTTTCATTTTAGCGGGCCTCCGCTTTGGCTATGGCGGCGCGCAACCCCCGCGAAAAACTGCGCGAATATATCCGAACCGTAAGCGCCCTTCGTCCGATCAATGATGCCTTGCACCGTGATCTTGTCCGGCGTCTCCCGCTGTCCCATCCACACCCGGACCCCGCCTTCACACGCGCCAGTAATCACGCGGTAAGCCTTGATAGCTTCGGCCTTCGTCACTTCGCGGTCCAAGGTCCACGACTTGAATTCCGTCGTGTCTCGGTTGCCGATCTTGTAGAGAAATCCGTCCCGCGCTTCTGCCAGCGTCTTTCCGTGCGAAAACGCATCGCCGTTAGTGACGATGTAAGAGATTTCCTTTTTGCCGCAAATAATTACTTTTGCAACTGGGCCGCGACGTGAGACGACTTTTGCCAGGATTCCGTCGTCAAACGAAAACCCTGCGGCGGCGAAAGACTCCAGGAGCATTTTGCGGCATAGTCTAGCGGCGCTTGGGTCATTCTTTTTCACGTTGACCGGCAGGGTCACCTTCGCGTTCTCCCGCGCGGTCACGTCGCCGCCCACGGACGTGCAGACAGGCAGGGTCACATTGGCGTTCTCCCACGCGGTCACGTCGCCGCCCACGGACGTGCAGACAGTCAGGGTCACCTTCGCGTTCTCCCGCGCGGTCACGTCGCCGCCCACGGACGTGCAGACAGTCAGGGTCACCTTCGATTTCTCCCGCGCGGTCACGTCGCCGCCCACGGACGTGCAGACAGGCAGGGTCACATTGGCGTTCTCCCACGCGGTCACGTCGCCGCCCACGGACGTGCAGACAGTCAGGGTCACATTGGCGTTCTCCCGCGCGGTCACGTCGCCGCCCACGGACGTGCAGACAGTCAGGGTCACCTTCGCGTTCTCCAGCGCGGTCACGTCGCCGCCCACGGACGTGCAGACAGGCAGGGTCACATTGGCGTTCTCCCACGCGGTCACGTCGCCGCCCACGGACGTGCAGACAGGCAGGGTCACATTGGCGTTCTCCCACGCGGT